TGGTGATGCGTGGGCGAAGATCACGCAGCTCTGCCCGCCGAACCCCAACAGCATCCTTGACATGCACTATCACTACTCACTTGTGGAGGCGTGCAAGCTCGCGGCGAAGTTCGTTGACGCTGACGGCGTTTCGTACGGTCACGTCATCGAGGGCGACGATCTGACAACCCTGACCGTGCAGCAGAAAACACGGTCGAACCCTGCGCCCACCGATGAGTGGCAGGACATTTTCGACACGATCAGCGGCCCGGAGTTCACGACGATCGTTGACGCGCTCTATTCGCTGAACGTCTATGGCCCGACTGAGCGGTTGGCTGAGCTAAAAAAACGATCGGCGAGTCTGACCGCCTAAGACAGTCGCTCAAACTTGCCACGAAGCTCGGCATATCTCATCGCCGGCTGAATGGTTGGGAGCCTGCCGAGACGACCGAGTATGAGTATGCCGATGGTGTGCTGGTGCGCTCGGTCACTCGTCGTGAGCCTGAGTTCGATGATGAGCAGCGCACTCTACTGCTGGCATCGGCTGAGTTCGAGGCGGGCATTGGCTCGCACGGGCAATTGCTGTCTGAGGCGATGAATCCTCAAGCGTCACCTACCGAGTACGGCTCATCCTTGCGGTTCTCTGCGCAGGGTCCGTTCTGGGATTACGCGGAGAAGGCGCGCCTAGACGACATCGACAGGTACAAAGCCGAGTTCCCGAAGGATTCCCCGCCGAACCTCAACGGTGCGTTCTGGACCGTCGAGAAGCACGGGGAATTAGCGGCGGGCAAACCAGAACCAGACGCCGATTAGCACTACGCCGAACCCCGCGGCAACGATCGCGAACCCGACGCGGGCAATCACGTCGGACATTCCAATCATGCCGAGGGCTACGAGAAACAAGCCAGCCGCGGCGACTGCACTGCCCCATGAAATCTCACTGGCACCGCGTCGGCGTACGTCCGTCGTCTCCTGTGTACTCATGCGCCGATTATAGCGCACCAAATAACTAAACACGGAGGTTCCCCAAATGGCCGACAGAACAGTCAAGGTGTCACTGACGGCCCAAGTATCGGGGTACCTCGATGGGATGGAGAAGGCGCGCAAGGCCACGGCGGGCATGGGGTCGGAGGCCGAGCAGGCTGCTCGCAAGGTTCAGGCGCAGGGCCAGGCTATGCAGGCCGCGGGCAAGGGCCTCATGGCTGTTGGCGCTGTTGCTCTCGCCGCGACCGCGCTCTCGGTCAAGGCTGCGATCGGCTGGGAGTCGGCATGGACCGGCGTAACCAAGACGGTTGAAGGTACGCCTGCCGAGCTCGCAAAGGTTGAGGATGGCCTGCGTTCACTCGCTAAGACCCTTCCGACATCGCACGAGCAGATCGCGGCGGTGGCTGAGGCTGCCGGTCAGCTTGGCATCAAGACCGCTTCCGTCACGGCATTCACGAAGACAATGATCGACCTCGGCGAAACAACGAACCTCTCCGCTGACGAAGCTGCCACGTCCCTCGCTCGCTTTATGAACGTGATGGGCACCTCGCAGGATGACGTGGGCCGCTTGGGTTCCGCCATCGTGGAACTCGGCAACAACTACGCCACGACTGAGGCCGAGATCGTCGCAATGTCCATGCGGCTTTCGGGTGCGGGTCGGCAGGTCGGCTTGAGCGAGGGCGAAGTGCTGGGCCTCGCTACGGCGCTGTCCTCGGTGGGTATTGAGGCTGAGGCTGGCGGTTCGGCCATCTCGAAGGTAATGATCGACATTGCTTCCAGTGTGGATTCTGGCGGCGAGCGCGTGGAGCAGTTCGCGAAGGTTGCGGGCGTTTCGGCGCAGGACTTCACGAAACAGTGGAAGACCGACCCCGGCGCTGCTCTGGCCGGGTTCGTCAAGGGCCTCGGTGATGCTGAGGCGCAGGGCGGTTCCACTCTTGGCATCCTCGAAGAATTGGGCATCACTGAGGTTCGGATGCGTGACGCGCTGCTGCGTTCTGCTGCCGCGTCGGACCAGTTCACGGCGGCAATGGACACTGGCAACCAAGCGATGATCGACAACAACGCACTAAGCGACGAAGCCGCCAAGCGTTACCAGACCATCGAATCTCAGCTTGAGATCACAAAGAACAAGGTCATCGACGCCTCGATAAGTTTCGGTCAGGTGTTCCTGCCTGCGGTGTCTGGTGCGTCCGATGCTGTCGGCGATCTCGCTGATGGGCTCGGCGGCATGGACCCGATCATGCAGGGCACGCTCGGTGTCATTGGCGTTCTGACTGGTGCTGCGGCACTGAGTGGCGGAACGTTCCTGCTGGCGGTCCCCAAGATTGCGGCATATCGTGCTGGCGTTGAAGCTCTCGGGCCGACTGCGCAGAAGGCAAGCCGCATCGTGGGAACGGCCATGAAGGGGCTTGGTCTGGTCGCCGGGGTCGCCATAGCAATCACCGCACTAAACGCCCTCGACGGTGCCATCCAGGGTGCCGGCGTGAGTACGGAAGACCTCGCAAACAAGATCAAGAATGGCAAGATCCAGGATGCGCTAACGGCTGCGTTCGATGGCGCTGGCCCGGTGACTGACTTCTCGGTCGACATCGAGAATCTGGGCGAGACGCTTGATCAGGTTGCCGGTCGTGCGGATACTCGGTGGGCTGGGATCTTTGCCCCGCTGCTCGATTATGACGCCGCGGTTGGCGCTGCGGGTGGCACGGCGACCATGCTCGACGCCCTTGACAAGCTCGGCGAAACCCTCGCCGCAATGCCGATGGAAGATGCACAGGCGGCCATGCGGTCCCTGCGCGATGAGTACAACCTGACCGATGAGCAGATGCTTGTGCTCATCAATAAGTCGGGGCCGTTCCGTGACGCGCTGGTGAAACAGGCAAGCGACACAGGCCAGCTCGCCGACGATCAGACGCTTCTAAAGATCGCGCTTGAGAAGACGCAGCCTGCCGTGGAGTCTGCGGCTGATGCGTATCTCAAGACGGCTGATGAGGCGTCGGCGCTGGGCGACGAGCTCATGACGCTCATGGAGTCCATGAATGAGTTGAACGGTGTCGGTCAGGATGCGTCGAGCGCGAACATCCAGTATCAGCAGTCCTTGCTCGATGTCAGTGATCGCATCGCCCAGATCAGCGCGGGCACTGAGGGGTACGCGAAAACGCTGGACATCAGCACGCAGGCGGGTATCGACAACCGCACGGCACTCGATGAGCAGGCGGCAAGTCTTCAGGATGCCGCCAAGAAGCAGTTCGACCTTGACGGGAACGTTGCGAACTACAAGTCGACCCTCGAGAGAGGGCACCAGACGATCGTGGATAACGCGATCGCTTTGGGCGCGAGTGCTGACGAGGCCAACCGAATCGCCGATGAAATCTCGAAGATCCCGGAAGAGTCCGAGTGGAAGCTGATCGCTGACACGGAGACCGCGGCGACCCAGCTTTCGCTATTCAAGGCCAAGTGGGACGGCGTAAAGATCACCGGCTCGCTGTTCATGGATGCGTCGAACGGTGACCGCTCTATGGCTGCGGCTGCTGCACGTTATGCGGGGCAGGCGAACGCGTACATAAACGCACCAGGCCACGCAGGCGGTGGCACAATCACCGGCCCTGGCACTGGCACGTCTGACTCGGTTCTCATGTGGGGATCTGCTGGCGAGGAAGTTACGCGCGAGGCGATGGCACGGAAGTACCGGCCGTTGCTCAAGGCGATCAACGCTGACCGGGTGCCGGGTTACGCAACGGGCGGCACGGTCGGTTACGCGACCACCCCGCAGTATGTCCCGCAGCAGCAGGGCGGTTTTGCGTCTCAGTCTGCGGCGCCGATCACAGTCATGGTCGCGTCGAAGGGTGGCGTTGACCTGTTGCAGTACGTCGATGTGACGGTTCAGCAGGCGGGCGTTGCTGCTGCCAATGCTCGTGACAGCAAGATTCGCCGCAACTAAATAGAGGACTCCCAATGGCATATGCCCCCGTAATCACCACGTACATCGGCGCGAATCCGTGCCCTCGAGCGGAGGTTCTTTTCGAGAGTTTCGCGGCAGGCACGGTGAAGGTGACGGTGTACCGCTCGACCGGCCTGCGCAAGTATCAGGTGCGCGGCGCCGTGAACGCTCAGGTCGCCGGCGCGTTGACGAGGATTGACTTTGAGATCCCGTTTGGCGTGGCGGTCAGTTATTGGGCTGAACAGTTCGATGCGGGCGGGCTGTCTCTTGGCGAAACGGACAAGACGACATCCATGCTCAACTGTTGGGAAACGTGGGTGCATAACCCGCTAAATCCCCACGGCGCAACGACCGTGCAGTTCCGTTCGCGGGCCGCACAGTCGATCGTGCGGCCTGTTGAGGGTGCGATCGTACATCCGCAGGGTCACCGCGTTGGCGTGCTCGTATCGGGCCAACGTCGCGGCGTGGAGAATGTGGACCTCACCGTCGTAACGGACACCATCGAGCAGGTCGACAAGCTACAGGCGATGTTCGGCGACTACGAAACGGACACGCTGCCGATCCTATGCATTCGAGTGGGTGGCGGTGACCAGATCAGGTTGCCGCGCCCATTCTTCGCCGCTGTACTCGCTGCGTCTGAGGAACAGGTCAACTACTCGATCGGCATGGGCGAGCAGATCACGACCGCAATGAGCGGCACGGAAGTCTCACCGCCCGCACCTGGCATCTTCATCCCGCTACTGACGAACGCCGACATCAACGCGTTCTACCTGACGAATGCGGCGATCAATTCGGGGAACGTCACCAACCTCGACGTCAACCGACAGTATTCCTTGATTGGGGCTAGCTAATGAGGGCGCATTCTGACCAACTCGCGGATGTCCTGAAGGGCAGCTTCTCGCGCCGCCTGATTGCTGATGTCTTCCACGGCACCGATCGGGTTATGCAGGATCTCCCGCTGACATCATGGACGCTTGACGGCGACCTGAACGCGGAGGTCAAGCATGGTGGGCGCGGCACGGTCACGCACGCGTCGGTGGCAGGCGAGTCCCTGGTGCCAATCGGTTCCGAGGGCATCCTGTCGCCGTTTCGTGCGTCGCTGTTGCTGCTCATGGAGATCAGCGCGGGTGGATTTAGCGAGACGATCACGCTGGGCTGGTTCCGCATCACGAGCATTCCGAGCGCCCGCGACTTTTACGGGGACGTAAACGGTGTATCGACGGTGATCTCTTCGCAGGTTGAGGTCATCTTCGAGTCGCTGGACGTGAACCTCAAGCGTCGCGGGTTTCGTTCGGAGCAGCAGCCCCCGTCGCTGACTTCGGTTTACGCGGAGTTGCGGCGCATTACGAACATGCCAGTCCTTGAGACTGTCGCCGACAAGGCTATCCCGACCGCCATTGTCTACGAGGCGACTCAGGGCGGGCGACTGAAGGCCGTGCAGGCGTTGGCGGGGTTGCTGGGTGGGGTCGCTGTTGTGGACCCGTCAGGCGCCATCGTCGTCGTCCCGAGCGTGGCTGGTGCGTCGAATGCCGAGCTTGTCGTTGGCGAGCAGGGCACGGTCATGGATGTCCCCTATGCGATCGAGACGGACACGGTTTACAACTGCGTGGTCGGAAATTTTGAGGACGCAGACCGTAACCCGATCTATGCCGTTGCTGAGGTCACGATCGGCGCGATGGCGACGGGTGCTGTTGGTGGCGAGAACACCCGCTATTACGCCTCGGATTTCGTGAAGACGCAGGCAGCCGCAGATAGTGCGGTTGCCTCGATCCTCAGCCAGTCGACGGGGCAGCAGGAGTTCAACGTGGACATTCAGTGTGTCGTAAACCCGCTGCTTGAACTGGGTGACGTGGCGGATGTCCTCGGGCATGTTCGACCGCTGAAGGGGCAACTCACGCGATATTCGATGAGTGATTCCCCTCTGATGAACTGCACATTGGCAAGCTCGAGGACGCTGTGAGTACCGCCGATGAGCTAATACTCAAGCAGCTGAAGACGATTCCCGATGTGGCGTCGAAGCTGGGCGTGTTCGTGCGGATGGATGGGCCGCTTGCAGTGGTGAACGTGGGCAAGTCGATTGTCTCCATTCCTGTGTCGGGTTTCTATTCTCCGATTGCGGGCATGAGCGTTCAGCTTGAACGGCGCAACGGCAGCCTGATCGTTACGGGGCCGTCTAAGCAGTTGCCGGCGCTGGGCGTGATGACGTCGAGCGGCACACCTAAGGCCACAGTGCTCGCGGGGGGCATTGAGTACACGCTGGGGATGCGCGACACATACACGCCGACGATTGGCGATGACGTTGAAATCAACTGGTTCAGCGGTTTGATTCAGGGGAAGGTGAAGGGACTCGCGGTTATTGCTGCCCCGATTGAGAATCCGCCCGCGACGTCGACACCGTTCGAGAACCTGCGCATCATGGCTGAGACTTCCGGCAGCTACATTTCGCGGTGGTGGTCGAACGATGTCTACAACGGCGACAACAACACGGGCGCGTGGTTCTACGGCGCACGGGTTGCTGATGGCCTGCGTGGCGCGACGATCTCCAAGATTGAGATTTACCTGAACCCTCGGCGCGCGTCCGGTTACGCCCCGCAAGTCGGCACGCACACGTCGGGCGCGAAGCCTGGCGGGAACGTGACCGTCTCTAATCAGGTTGCGCTCGAGCCTCGCAGCGGATGGGTTGAGCTCGAGACCTCGTGGGCGGCTGTGCTGCAGGCTGGCGGCGGCATTGGCGTTACCCCGTCCGGCTATACCATCTGGCGCGGCACCGGCTCAGATGCCCTCTCAGGCGCTCTCCGGTTCTCTGGCACCCGCTAACACTCAACCATTTACGGCCTCACTTCGGTGGGGCCTTTTCGCTTTAAGGAGCAACGATGACCGCTACGTCATGGGGACCAAAGAACGAGCCCGAGTTTGCCGATGGGGACGCGCCCGATGTCGCGTTGAACCCGAAGCAGGCGGCGGCCTATGCGGGGAAGGTCGGCAACCGTCGTGTCGGCACCACTGCGGAGCGTAACGCTGCGGCGGGTAAAGACCTGTGGGTCGGGCTTGCATGGGGCGATACCACGGACGGCAACGATTACAAGTACACGTCGGGCGGGTGGGTTGTCACGTACGAGAACGGGACGTGGGTGAACCTCACGCTTCAGGACTCAGCGACCGTCGTGGATGGACTCACCCCGCAGTACCGCCGCAAGAATGGCGTGACGTTCGTGCACGGGCGACTGACCCAGCCTAATGCGACGTCGTTCACTATCCCTGCCGGTTTCCGTCCGAACACGGAGATGCGGCTGGCGGCTGTTACCGGCTCGTCTGGTTCTGGCGTCGCGGTGTTCGTCATCAATTCCGCGGGCGTTGGCTTCACTGCGGCGGGCGCAGTGATTAACGTGAACTTCTCGTGGATCGCTGACGCCTGATGATTGCCCTGATCCGTCCAGCGAATAAGGAACCGGGGCGGCGTTACGGTGACGTGGCGGTTCCTGGCGTGTCTACGATCCGACACCTTGGCAACGATTACGGGTGGGGCAGCGGCAGTCAGGTGTATGCGGCTGCTGCTGGTCGTGTCGCGTTCGTGAGGTGGGGTCGGTACGCGCCGACGAATAGCCGTTATGGCGGGTACGGGAATTACATCCTGCTCGACCACGGCAATGGTTACTCCACCCTGTACGCGCACATTCCCGGCAGCACTCCCCTGGTGAGTGTTGGTCAACAGGTGACCGCTCACCAGCAGATCGCATGGATGGGCAACACGGGCAATGCAAGCGGCGTGCACTTGCACTTCGAGTTGCGTATCAACGGCGGCATTGTCGACCCGAACCCGTACATCACCAGCTCGACCGTAGCGGCATCCACGAAGGCCCCCATTGAAGTTTTGACCACCCCGAAGGAAGAAGACGACATGTTCACTGACGCTGACCGAGCACTACTGGGGCAGGCAGCCCTCGCAAACAACCTGCCTGTGCTTGTGCGAACCGAGGCGAGCGTGAAGGTGTGGCTGTCGAACCTTGTCACGCGGCGCCTTGTCGACGATGAGGTTGAGCTCGCGGCCGTGCAGAGCTCGCTTGCTGGCCGCGGTCTTGACTCGGGCGTGAACTTTGTGCCCGAGCTGGGCGTGTTCGGTGTCGCGATCCTGACCGACGCTGAGCGGGACACGCTCACGACTGGTCAAGTCGCTGGCACTGAGTGACCAAGCACCCTCGGCGACTGCTTGAACAGACGCCGAGGGCTGG